ACTAGCACTGGCGACACCATATCGTCGTCATTCCACCGTAAGTATAACGCAGTAGTTCCAAACCAAAGGACAGAAACGAGCGGTACGATTATTTTCGGAGGCTCAACCGTTGTTAATTCCACAACCGCGCAGGGTGGGGGGGCTTTGACCGCAGCAGTTAAAGATTGGAGGCTTCGTGTTGTCAGGGCTGGAAGCTCTGTGTCTTGTTATTATGACATCGGCGCGGGATGGGTTCAGGAAGGCGCAACCTATGCAACATGGCATACGGGGCAGGTCGCTGTGCAATTTTGTCAATCCGCGATTAGCCTAAATGCACAGCCCTGCGGATGGGATATCTACAGATTTACAAACGCCACGCCGGATAGCAATTACAGCATGTTTGCGAATGGCGGCGACCTTATCCAGGATATGGACGCAATAACAGTTTCCGCAAGCAATCTGACCGTAGCCGTTTCATTTGACGAATTAAATACACAGGTTTTAGATTGGGATAAAACCACCGCCAATAGCTCCACCATCAAAACCTTTGGCGCGTCCGGTAGTGGCGCAGACTATGAGATTTTAAGCGATTCAACAGTTTACGCGGTGGCACTGGCGGCCAACGCCACCACCGCAGCCGGCTACGTTTGGATTGCCACGGATAGCGGCCTTGATTATGTGGATTTATCCGATGATTCGGTTCTAACCTTGACCACCACATATGGCAAGATTATCAACGATGCAGTGGATAGCCTTTGTGTGATTAGCTCCATCACGTATGGAGTCACCACAGCTTTAAGCGCGGCGGGTGGAGCCGGTTTTGCTGCGATGTCAGATATCGGCGCACCGGCTGACACGAATCTAGTCGTGCGAGGATTCAACAACGACGACCTTCTAGTAGGTTTCGAAGTGCCCACCGAATCAGATCGCGATCACGCCAAGCTTTACGCACGGAAAAATGGCGGGCAGTGGAACTATCTTTTGACTACAGGCGTACTCGCCACATCCGGAACCGCTTTTGAATTCGACACCACCGGATATGAGGCATTTCTTACGTGCCAATTAAAAGACCTTGCCAATGGGAAATACGAAGTCAAGGTGACTCAATTTGACACAATCGGGAATGAATCCACCGGGACCACAGAGACGGAATATTTAGACGAGCCTAACGCCACTATCCTGGTGAACGGCGGGTCCGCACAGACGCGAACTAGGGCCGTTCTTTTGGATCTATCGGGCGATAGTGGTGATGACTCCTTGGCAGAAGCGAATCAAATCTATGAATGGAAAGTAAAGGAAGATTCGCAAGCTTGGAGTGCGGCGATTATTTATCGTAATCCCTCCATGGGCACAGCACAAACCGTGCCATTTTACATCCCGGGCGCGGCTGGACTGAAAACATTACAGGTAAAAGGGTACGACCGAGCGGGAAACGAGAGTGCAATCGACTCGACCACTACCACTTTTTTCAGCCCATATGAGGGCAATACCACAACGTTTAATCATGATGATGTGATTCATATTGCCTGGGAATTGGGGAGCGATAGCGCCACATTGGGCAGTTATTCCGACTATGACGCAGCAACCTACCCCGTAGCTAATTTGCAAGATCCAAGGCTAGCTAAAGTATGGAGGGGATCTGTTACCAAAACCGTGCAATGTATGGCGCAATTCGATCTTGGAACCAGCCCGGGCCAAACAGATATCTTTTATATGAAGAATCACGATCTAGCTTATTATGATGACAATGGCGCGAAAATAAAAATCTACCTGTGCGCTCACGCCACTAACCTAGGCACGCCTACCTCATGGCTTACTAATGCAACATACAAGGTAGAATTGACAAACCTTATTCACATGCACTCAATTTGCCACCGTCCCGAAGTGACATACCAGCAATGGGCTGTTATTGTCGAAGTTGGCTCTTTGGTTTTCCTTGGAACCGCAACGCCCTACTTTGGTCGAATGATCCTAGCTCAGACAGCCGGGATATGGAAACCAACGAATTCAAACTTTGATAACGATATCAGGTTAACCCTAAACGATAACAGCATAGTAAACGAATCTGAGGATCAAACCTTAGAAGCTGTTGAACGAGACAAGCAATTAATTGCAGACCTTTCATTTGAGAATATGACCGAAGCTGACACGCAATCGTTTAGGCAGGTTTATAGCGAGTTGGGGCATTCCCATGATTGCCTTGTATTGCTCAGGCCGTCCGACTTTGACACCGGAACAACAGAGCCTAGCGCGTGGGATGGAACAAACTATATCATGCCGCCGCTATACTCTCAGATTGCCGACGTGGGCGATTTTCGACACGTTGCAAATGGGAGATGGAATTTTGATGTTGAGTTTAGAGAAATTATTGGCGGGCGTTCACCTTATGGAATGAGGACATCGGATTAATGGCACAACCAACATGGACCGATGCAGTAAGTGAGTACGATATTCTTGCCGTGTTTTCTATCCAGCGATGGAGTGAGGACGGTGCACTTACAATTCATACAACGCATAAATTCAGCTACCAACGAAGCGTAAACCAGGGAGACGCCGCAACCTGGACGATTGGAGCATTTAGTGTTGACTTGGAGGGATATTACGCTGGAAACGTTACCGATATAGGATCAATTTCGTACTCTTTTGGGTTGGACATTCAGCCACAGATTAATTATCCGTCAATGACGATAAAAATAGCGCGGGATGATTCAGATGAAATATCCAACTTCATTACTGCCCTAGAGGGAAACTCATACGGTGGCGCAACCCCTAGCAATTTTGTAGGGCTATTCGTGGTCGAAAAGGGAACCACGCCAAGCGATAGCACGGACCTGAAATACTTCGGATATATCGACCCGAATTCTGTTACCATAAAGCGTGATTCTATTCAATTACGGCTTTATGACAAGTCGAAAAGGTCCGATTCTAAACTACCGAATGTCACAGTAAAGCAATACTGCATTGATGAATTGAGCTTTACTGGAAATGATACCAGCGCAATTGATGAGGATTGGGAAGGTAAGCCCTTGCCCGTTCTTATTGGCGATTGGAGTAGCGGGGATGACTATCAGATTGAAGTCCCCTGTATCTACACCACTAATCAAAACGGGGACTTTCAGTTCGTACTTGCGCACCCGATGAATTATGGGCTATATAGCGCGGGCACTAAAATCAGGGCTGACACGTCCAATTGCCAGTACGCTTTGGTAGAGAGCTACACTTTTGATATTGAAAACTTCTCCGGAAGCACGGGGTATTTTACAGCCGCAGACAGCCAATATGATTCAACCGATAGACAAAATACTTTCGTTTATGAAAAAGACGCGAGTATAAAATTCTACGTCCAAAACCCGGTAGGCATTAGAAGCCTAACCACTGATCCTGTTAGCAATCCCGCTGAGGTGTGGAAAGAATTAATAACCTACTGGGCGTACGATACTGGCTCGGGAGACATTGACAGCACTGCATACACCTCCGCCCATACCCAATTTGAAAATCTTGGTATTGTTGTGCGACGGTGGATCACGGACGAAACACAATTAACCGACCTGTTAGAAGAGTTGGCTACTAATTGCGGCCTTTTAACCCACGTCGAAAAGGACGTTTTCGTCCCTACCGTGTCGGCATTTTACCAACTCGGATTGGCTGATGATACCTATTATGGATGCAACTTTTTAAAAGATTCATTCAAGGTCGAAATCGACCCGGGGGATTGGTTCGCTACTCGTATTGACCTTTCGTATCGATTACAGCCGCAAAGCGATGGATACAGAAAGCTAGTTTCTTCACCTTCGGATGGAACAACCCGACGACTTAAAACGGTTGAAGCTAAATGGCTTTACGATGAGGCAAGCGCGGTCACTCGTTCTAGTTTTATGTATTTAGCATTGGGCAATTCACCCTATGCGATGCAAGGAAAACTGCTAAAAGTCGGATTCGATCATAACTTATCTGATTCCGTTGCGGTTGAACACGCCGACATCAACGGTGAAGAATTCCAGATTTTCGAAATTGCACAAGATTTCGCAGCAGGATATTCCGACATCCTTGCGATATCAACCGCGTGGTCGTTTGTCGCAGGTAGCTGGACAAACGACACGGAAAAAACATATTCATTAGAAACAAGCGATATCACAAAAAGAGACAACGGATACTGGACAAACGACAGCGGCCTTTGTGACGCAGCAGATCCAGACTCCGAAAATTCACACTGGACATAACAAATAATAAGGGGAATTAAAATGGCATGGACCACAGAACTAGGAACCTCATGGACTACACAATCGTCCGTTTCGGTTGGCGATCCAACAAAGGCATCTTTTGGAAATGATACATCAGGAAACGCTAGATTCTCGCGTGATACCAAGTCAAGTTACTTGCGCGGTAATTGCCGTGATGGTAATGGCGATTCGTGCGGCAATGATGCCGGTGCCGTTATCCACGTATCGGGCTACGTACTAGACAAGGAAAAGTATTCGCTGTTAGTTTCTAGCGAATACACGAAAACAGAGGGCCTTTTTGACGGTGATATGCGCTATCGCGACATTACCATTATTGGCGCTGGTTATTTTGAGTCCAACGCCGCAAACGGCCCGGAGCAAGTGCCGGGCGGAGCGAAGGAAGATAATATCCTTCCTGTAAACACACACGCCCAATGGGATGCACCGTCATTAGACGGGCCGATTTTAAAGTTCTATTCCGCCGCGGGCCGTTCTGACCTAACCGACGACGCGCACCAAATGGTTAGGTGCACAGAAGACACTTATAATGCTAGCCGGTTTTGGATCTTCGTTCCCGACTCATCCTTTGACGTTGCCGGCAGTACGGGAACCTTAGCCCAAAACGACTTAGGAATCTATTTCAGTTCCACCGCCGGTGGTGGTAATTTTGCCTTTGATTTTACCATATTCATAAGCCCTCAATACACGACCTAACCGATACCCCAACCCGCAGACACGCCAGTCTAAAAATAATCACCAAAAAATAGGCGATAGTCTGCGGGTTTTCTTCTCTTTTTCTTAAAGCAAAACAGGTTTATTCAACAACCATTACGGGGAATTTATATCAATGTCAGTGAAATATACCAATCTTCAAATCCAGGAAGCCCTTGACCTTTACGACACCTATCAAAGCAAGCGGAGCGTAGCCAATAAGCTAGGCATACCGCGAACTACCGTGACTCGTTGGGTTGCGTCAAGAGAGGACAAGGGCGGTGAAAACAACGAACACGTTACACCCGAATTCCCAGACCTGAAAACCTCCAACATTCACTGGACAGAGTATTTAGAACATGCCGACCAGGCCGCCGAATTCAGGAGAAAGACGCACA